TAGAACTTGAGGCAGCAGAAGGTTCTCAAATGCCACATACGCTGCTAGCTGATGCTTACGAGATGGCAGAGATGTTGATAGAAGCAGAAGGTATTGAGCCACATGAGAAACTTGTTGATACTGTTGTGTATCATTATCTCAAAAAGCGCCAGCAACTAATCAATACTATCTCCAAAGATTTATTTAAGAAACAACGATGATACTACCTACTAAAACTGACGAAGTTCAACCTATTGCTAAATGTGATGAGACATGGGCAAAATTAGCTGCTGATAAGAGTGTTACTGATATCCCAGCTGGAAGTCAATTCGGAGCTGCGCCAGCAGTTGCTAGAGTAACAACACAAGCAGAAGTACAGGCTGATCTTATTAAAGATGGTGGTGGTAGTATGACTCAAGGGCAAGCTACAGTGTTGTTAGCTACTGACGATAAGTTTGGTGACTTTATCAATTCAAAATGGCGTCCAATGATGGGCGTAATCTATATGCTGACTTGTACTTGTGACTTCGTTATATTCCCTATCCTATGGAGTTTGTTACAAGCATTGAGTCACGGTACAGTCACTTCACAATGGCAACCACTCACACTACAAGGTGCTGGATTGTATCATATAAGTATGGGCGCTGTACTTGGCTTAGCAGCATACGGTCGCTCACAAGAAAAGATAGCAGGTAAGCAATGACAACATCAAGTTTAATGTCCAAACTAGTAGCCAGAATATATGCTGGCAACTTAGACTTCGCTGATTGGTATCTATGTGTCAGATTCTTTGACCGCCATTCGCCAGCTGGTAGAGAGTTACTCTCCTCTAAGTATGAAGACCATATTGGCCTACTAAATGCTATTGTGCTCGGCGTAAAGACTGAGATCAGCGAAGGATTGCTGTAATGGCAATAGCAGCGTTACTAAGGCAGCAGATGTATAAGGAGTCTAAGACCTGTGGTTACTGCGGCGCAAAGCTCACTAAGCAAACTCGCCAAATAGACCATATCCATCCACAATGTGCTGGTGGTAATGATGAGCGACCCAATCTTCTACTCGCCTGTCGGCGCTGTAATAGACAAAAGGGCAAAAAGTCACAACGAGACTATATTAACTTCCGCCTTGCCCAAGTGAAGTTAGAACAACAAACATTAGAAAGGTTATACAATGACCAAGGCTATTGAAAAACAATCAACCCAAAAATCAAAAAAACCGTCTACAAAAGGTGGAGCAAGACCAGGAGCAGGTAGACCTAAGGGTTCTACAAATAAAGTTACTGCCCAAGACTTCTTAGAAAAGTATAAGAAGCGCTTTGGCGTAGAGTATGTAGATGATATTCTAAACAACTTCGCTGCCGCTAATGCTCTTCTATCAACAGCTGGTGCCGTTGGTGACCCACAAGCCATCATTGAAGCATTGACAATGAAGCACAAATATGATACAATGGTAGCTAAGTATATCTGGAAAGATGTTCAGGAGCTTGATGTGACTACTGGCGGTGAAAAACTACAGGCTTCATTTAACTTTGTATCCGCTCAATTACCAGACTGGAAAGACAATCAATGACAGAAACAAAAGCGTTTGTTTATAAATGGACTCACTTACCTACCCTAATGTGGTATGTTGGTTCACGAACTAAGAAAGGATGTCATCCAGAAGACGGTTATATCTGTTCTAGTAAAATAGTTAAGCCAATGATATTAGCTAACCCAGAAGAATGGGTAAGAGAACTTATTGAAGTAGGAGAGCCTAAAACAATGCGCCAACTGGAAGTAGAAATCTTAGAACTCTTTGATGCTAAGTCTGACCCAAGATCATTTAATCAAACTAATGGTCATATCAAAATGTCTACTCAAGGTGTAGAAATGCCAAAGAAAACAAAAGATAAAATTGGCAAAGCAAACTCTGGTAGAAAATTTACAGAAGAGCAAATAGCAAAGAGATCAGGCGTTAATCATCAATTCTATGGTAAGAAACGCCCAGAACACGCCAAAGCAATGAGTATTATGTTCGCTGGTGATAAGAACCCTGCTAAGCGAGATGATGTTAGAGAAAAAATGAGACAGGCTGCCCTATCACAAAGTGCTGAGCGCTCTGCTAGAGCAAAAGGTGATCTTAACCCAGCTAAACGCCCAGAAGTTATAGCAAAAATCAAAGCTTGGCGTGCTGCTCAAGTCATTCCACCTAAGTATCGTTATGATATCTATCTAAGCTCTGGTATGGTATCTGCCAACACAATCAATGAGATGGATGCGATCATCAAGCCAAATAAAGTATCTAATATTATTGGAAATTTGCCACCTCAGATGACTTCATCAGTTGGCTTCACTTATGAAATCATTAGATATGGCATAAGAGTTATTAGAACAACAATGAAATGATCAACATTAACTTATTTGGAGAGCAAAATACAATACTTCAGGATTGGCTTACGACTGATAAAAGTTGTATTGATATTGTTCCAGTTGGTAGTGGCAAAACATTCTTAGCATCAATAGCGTTACCTATTTTTGCGAGTGATGAGCGCTACCATAAAGGTAAAGATGTTATCTACTCTGCTCCAACACGAGAAATGATTAAAACTCTTATCTGGGATGCTCTCAAAAATAGTTGTAAACAGTATTTTAATATTGAAGAGAAAGATATTAACAACAGTGATATGACCATCAAGTTCCCAGCCGGCAACTACATTCGCTGTAAGAGTGCTGAACAGGGTTTAAACTTACGTGGTATCAACGCAGGTGTATGGATTGCTGATGAAGCTGCCCTATATAGTGAAGAGGTCTTACAAGAGATTTCGGTGCGACTACGACCTAAAGTGGGCTCCAACGACTCTCAAGGTCGTATGATTGTTATCTCTACACCTAATGGCGCTAATGCCCTATTCTCGCTGTATTCTAATGCCCTACAGATGCCCGATAGCTGGATCGTTAGACATATGACTTATGAGCAGATGAGAAGTGGCAACCGTAAGTTCATTGAACAACAGAAACAAATTCTATCACCACTAAAGTTCGCTAAGGACTATATGTGCGTATGGGAATCGGTAGAAGACAAGTTTTTCATGAGCTGGAATCGTACCATGTGTGTAGAAGAGATTACAGACCAAGGTGGCGACTTATATTCATTTCACGATTTTAACTCAAAGAGAATGTGTGCTATTGTAGCTCGTGTTAATAATCCATACAAACCTGATGGAACTATTGAAGTACTATCTGTATACGCTATTCCTAACTGTTCGACAGAAGGCATTGCTCAAGCGATACGCCGTGACTATCCACAACGTAACATCTATAGTGTTATTGATGCTAGTGGCGCTCACAATAACCGTAGTACTACCTCTCAGTTTGGTATCACTGATAGAACTATTCTCGAACAATATGGTTTCACTGTGATTACTAACAATAAAGCCAATCCTCGTGTTAAAGATACTGATAATAGTTCAAACGCCTTTATTGCTCGTGGCGGATTAAAGGTAATGGCAAGTGAGTCACTATTACTAGAAGCATTAGATAACTTTCACTACGAAGATGCCTCACGTATCAAGTTAGTCAAGTATGATGAACAACAATTCGCTCATATGGATGCTCTCGGGGATGGACTTCGCTACGGTATTCATCACCTATTTGGTGTAAAACATACTGGATTGAATGTGCCAGATTATCAAACAATGGATCAACGATTCCGTTCTATCCCAGGCGCTAACTACCGTAAACAAGGTATCATGGGCGCAGGAACACCAACTATTGAAGAAATCCTAGCGGGCACTGACGGCTCACGTGGTTCTTCTACAAGTGTGGTATGGGGATAAATATTAACTAAGGATTATAAATGAAAGCATCAACGCTATTACATAAGAACCCACTGTACAATGCTACAGAATACACTATGACAAGTTACCTATCGGCGTATCTTGGTAATGAGAACTTTAAACGAGCATGTCGTAAAAAGCGCCCTAGTGAAGATGCCGTTATCTATACTGATCTTATTCAACACACCACTGTTATGCCAGTGTGTCGTTATGTTGTAGATACTATCAATGACGTAGTATTCGAGCCAGGTATCAATCGTCAACCCTTGTTTGCTAGTGAAACTGGTACACTGTTACCTATTGATCAGCAAGATTGGAGTGAGCTATTCTTGCTTGACGCTGACCTTACCAATACTTCTCTTGATGGAGTTATGGAAAACATTGGTGATTTGTCATCAATCTTTGGATTCTGTTGGGTATTCGTAGATATGCCAGAAGTACAGCCTGGATATGAATCATCTACTCGCCCTTATGTAGTTCCTGTATCTCCACTCAATGTATGGGACTGGGAATTTAAATCTATTCGTGGTGTCTTAATTCCTGAGTATGTAAAAGTTCTTGAACGTGAAACACCAGAAGCGTATTACTTCAAGTGCTACTATCTTGGAACTAAGTCTGTACCATCCTATTGGGAATGTTATGAAGTAGAAAAAAACGGTGTTGCTGATGCTGAAGTAATGGTAGAAGCAACTGGTCAATTCCCTCTAGGTATGAGTATTCCAGGCTTTATTGCTTACACTAAACGTGACCCTCGTCGTTTCGAACTAGGTATCAGTGATATTGATATTGCTACTGATGTACAAAAAGAGATTTATAAACTTGAAACAGAGGCGTATTCTTCTATTCAATTTGCCCGTACTTTAATCAGAGCTGATGAAGGTGTCATCATTGGTGCTCAAGCTGGCACTATCGTTCGTGCCACACAAGGTCAGGTAGAGTCTATTAACGTAGATCAACAAGATGTCAATACTATCGTAGCTAAGCAACAAGACTTACTAATCAATTTTCAGAATATGAGTGGACTAGGTGGTCTTACTACTAGTTCATCTAAGATTCAAAGTGGTATTGCTATCATTGAAGAACGTAGACAGTTACATCGTATTGCCAAAGCTAAATCACGTTTAATGGAGATAGCAGAAGAGCAAATTTGGACGTTTGCTAGTAGATTCATGGGTGTTCGTTGGGCAGGTGAAGTTAAGTATAACACTGACTATGAGCAAGGTGACACAGCTTATCGTATTGCTCTAATGGAAAAAGCAAAACAATTAATTCCTGAGAACCCTATTATCAATGGACTTATCGTTGAACAGATGGTCAGATTGTTAAGTAAACCTGAAGAAGTTGAAGAAGTACTCGAAGCTGCCAAGATAGCAAGCACTGATGCTATTATCTTAGAGCATGAAGCTGGTGAAGTGTATTCTCGTGATGTTGGTGATCAAGTTCCCAACGATGAGCCAGGCGAAGCAGGTGGTGATAGTAAAGAAGATATGGAAGAACACGGTACTGGTGATAGTAGCAATACAATAATCAATACTGGTCGTTCATTCAATACTGCTGATGCTGTAGCTACACAACTTGGCTTTGGTTTTGCTGGCGGGCGTTAATATGATTACATTAGAGTTATTACAGAAGTTATGTCCAAAAACTAAACGTGCTACCTTAGAGCAGTATGTAGAGCCATTACAACAGGTGTGTGAGTACTATGAAATGAATACTAAGGAAAGAGTAGCCTCTTTTCTAGCCCAACTATTACACGAGAGTGGGCATCTAACAGCAGTTATTGAAAATCTGAACTATTCTGCTAAAGGACTTAACACAACCTTTCGTAAGTACTTTCCTACCATTGAGTCAGCTATTCCATACGAGCGTAAACCAGATAAGATTGCTAATAAAGTTTATGCTAATCGTATGAATAACGGTGATGAGGCAAGCGGAGACGGCGCTAAGTTTAAGGGAAGAGGTGCTATTCAGCTAACTGGTAAGGCTAATTACGTTAGATTTGCCGCTGATCTTGGTATATCGTTAGATGAATGTGTAACTTATATGGAAACTGCTGCTGGGGCTATTAGTAGCGCTGGATGGTATTGGGACCAGAATAATTTAAATGCTTTAGCTGATCGAGGCGATATCGTTGCTATCACTAAGCGTGTAAATGGCGGCACCATTGGGCTAACTGAGAGAACTGAAATCTACCATCACGCTCTTGACTTATTAGATTAGGCGTTAGGATGGTAAATTTTCTTAGCTGAGTAATCATATTATTGTGTTAAAGTTTAAAACTCTATATTAGCATGAAAACTAAGTTTATGTCAAGTAGTTTTTTACTAGATAAATAAAAAGTAGTATTTAATACTACTTTTCGGTAGCTCCGTCATCGCTAGAAAGAAAACATGGACGAAAATTTCCAAAATGAACTGGCATCTAATGCCCAACAAGCCCTTGATAATCAATTCACTCAATCTGAACAAACTGATACTCAAGTCGAACAAAAGCAAGTAAATCCTGCTGCCATTCGTAAGTCAACTCAACAATCAATGTTGAAAGCGGCATCGAATGCTACTGGAATGGATTTTCAATCAATGGATGACATGATTGCCACCATCGCTAGATTGTCTCAACAAGTACAGTCACAGAGTACTCAGCAAGCTCAAACTCAATCTGAAACTCCGCAAGAAAAACAGAAAAGAGTTCAGGGCACGGATCTCCAGGATCAAATTGCTGCTATGAAAAAGCAGATGGAAGATCAACAAGCCAATTTAAGACAAAAAGAACTTGATGGTAGTATTCGTAACGCTATGGGAGATAGATTCGATGGCGATATGGCTGATTACACAATCAACAAAATTAAGTCTCAACTCGTAGAGAATGATGGTGATTGGATTGTAGTCAACAGTAAGAATCAACAACGTTATACTCAAGATGGTAATCCTATGAGTGTACGTGACCTTATCGAAGAAGTAGCTCGTGCTAACCCTAAACTATTGAGACAAGCTCCAGTACAAGGTGGTAGCGGATTACGCCCACAACAAGGAATGTATGATGGAGCGCCTGGCGATGGAGAGTTCGTACCTGATTTCTCTAAAGATCCAGCAGCGTTTAATATGTGGGCTAGTAAGCATGGTTTAGGTAAGAACAGTGGATTGAAATCTGTTATGGCAACAGTTACTAACAGTACAAACGTTAAGCGAATGTACTAAACAAAAGGGAGCATTTAGCTCCCTTTATTATTTGTAGGCTTCTCTACGCCACGTATGTTTCTTGTGCCTTGCTATTTCTCCCTTACTACAAAGGCAAGCCTTAGCATAGTCAAACTTCATTGGGTGATTTCTCATATCTTTAGCGCCTAAGAATATAGTCTCTTCACCAGTTGCTTCATTAGTGGCAATAAATCTCCATTTCAGCATAGCTTCTTTATGCTTAGCAAGAGATTCTTTACTATTTCTAGCTTCTTTTCGCTTCTTCTCAAACTCTGGGTCTTTCATCTGACTAAGAATCGCCATATTACCATACGGAGCTACATTAGTTAGCTTATATCCCATTTCATTAAGAACCTGAATTAAGAACTTTTCGTGCTCTACTGCTTCCTCTTTATTATTCCATCTAGCCAATATTTGAGAAGTATATCCAACAGTAGAAGTAATGCTGCCCCATTCTTTATTTCTTACTCTTTTTAGTTTATAGCGGTTACCCTGTCCTTCACCGACATAAAATGGTTCATTAGTATCATTTCTGGTATGAATATAGGTGTAATATTTCATATATTTGGTCACTCCATTAGTTATTCAGCATAAATAATAACACGAATTACCACTTGTTGTCAAGTTGTATTTTCACAACACTTCGGTTGCTCCGTCACCGCTAAATCTTTTCAGTGACACTGTACAGTCAAAACACCCCCTACAGTTTGGTAGATTAAGTTCCCTTACTGTCCATGTGTTGGGAATAGGTTCTGACACATACAATTTATCTGGCATCGGTTAGTCTAATAAACACTGATGAATTATTATAGCTTATTTACTTAATGGGTCTAATGGTGAGAGCAACGGCTTTGAGCGTGCTATCGCTGGTTTCGCAATTCGTGCTGTTCACGAATCTACAGGTTTAGTTAACTTAACTACTGTAACAACTCCAACACAAGGCAATGTGTTCGAGATTCCAATCTTCGCTCCAATCACATACGCTGACTACAACCCAGCTGGTACTGGTGGTAACGTTAGTGGTGACGCTAGCGAACAGAACCCAACATTGGGTCAAAATAGTATCACAGCATCACCTGCTGTTGCTGCTACAGCATTCGACATCTTCTACGGTTGGACAACTTCTTTCAACCTAGCTGCTAGTCTTGGTGCTGAACTAGGTGAGTCATATGCTGAGAAAGTTGACCAACGTGTCGCTAAGTCTTTCACATCATTCAAGGCAACTCCTGGCAATACTAACTATAGTACAACTCCAGTAGACGGTTTTGCTCGTCCTACAGCTCTAGGTGCTATGGAACTACGTGCTGAAGGCGCTACTGGTGGTACTGCTACTGCTGGTTTCACTGCTACTTCAGTTCTAGAATTGATTCGTCACGTTAAGCAAAACTGGAAGAAGGCTCGTTTGCCAGGTAACCCAGTTGTAGTTCTCGACGTTGACTACTCTATGAACCGTCTCCTATCTGAATTGACTGGCGGCGCTGTATCTCAAAGTGGTGGTTCTAACCTATCTGATTTGGGTAACGAATTGCTACGTAGTGGTAAGATCGAAAACATCTATGGTGTTCAAGTTATGTTCACAACATTCCTATCTACAGCATCACGTGCTGTTGCTGGCGGTGCTGCTGAAAACGTCTTAGTAGGTGCTTACTTCGGCTCTGACGCTGTTTACACAGTGTTGAAGCAAGGTCTTGAGATCAAGATGGGTGAGAAGCCAGGTGGTCTACAGCAATGGGTAACAGGTGTTGCTTACATGGGTAGTGGTGTTGGCGACCTACGTCGTGGCGGTGCCGTGAACATAGAAATCCAGGCTTAAGATTTAATAAGGAAATCATACAATGTCCGTCCAATATCAGCGAATTAGTACTGCCTCAATAGCAGATATCATTTTCTATGATCCTGCTGCTGAGCGCCGTGCTGACTCGTTGGATGTTAAATGGGATGAGTATTTTCAAGTAGCAAGTCAAGACATACTTTACGAACTAGAATTTAGTTGGTATCCAAAGTATGTCGAGACTGCCGTAGGTGCTTGGTACTATAAGAACAACAGTAACGGCAAGCTGATCTCAGCATTTGACCCTACTAAACTCATTACTAGTAGCCAAACACTGATTCAGTTAGACACCTTTAAAGCGATTGAGTTATTCTACCAGTCGCTTGTTACAGATATCAGTAACATTAACGAAGTAGACCTTGCTAATTACAAGTTCTCTAAGAAACGTTATTCTGATACTTGGGTTAAGGCTGTTCAACTTAGTAACTTCTATGACTTAAACCTCGATGGTGAGATTACTAAACTTGAAGAAAACTATCTACAAGACACCGCTTATATGACTGGCACACGTAGGTTCTTCTAATGGCTGCTCCACTTATTACATCTGCTCAGATAACCAACTGGCTTAAAGCTAAAAAGACTGGTTTTGAAGTGTTTGACGAATTTCCTACTGATATGAAAAATGTCAGACAAGCGATTTACGTTAACGATCCTGCTACAAGCAGTAGAAAACCAATCGCCTTAGCGTTACATAATGAAGGCAACCGTTACAGAACTATCGATTCCATGAGAATCATTGTAGTAACTTATCAAGGCGACAACCGTAGAGATGCTGCTGTCGCTGCTATTCAAGACTTAGTGTTGGATAATGAGTTACTAGATGGCTACATTGAACGAGACTACACGATGACTCAAGACTACTTAAATAGAGCAGAGTATCGTACATATGATTTCGATCTTATTAGATTAGAAACACAATAACCCAAAGGAAACAAAAATGGCAACAATTACAACAGGAACAATGGCTACACGTGCTAGTCTATTCATTACTAACGACCTAACTGGTGGTACTCCAGTTTTCTCCGATGACAGTGGTGTATTAGCGGTAACTTGTATTCAAGATATCACTATGACCAACTCAACTGGTGTGTTCAGTTATACTACATTCTGTAGTGTAGACACAGAGAAACTCCCAGCACCCGCTGATAACTCAATCTCTACTAACGTAGTTATTGATGATATCGTATGGTTCGGAGCAGATTCTGGCGCTACTGCTGGTAGTGCTCAAGCTGCTGGTATCTCTGAGTTGGCTAACACCAAAACTAAGATTGGCTTCCGTATCTACTGGAATGACCGTACTGGTGCTGGTAGTACAAGTAAGTACACACAAGGCGTTGGTTATATTACTAACCTTGCTCCTACTACTAGTCCTGACAGCCCTATCTGGGTATCTCCACTAGAGATCGCAGTTAGTGGCGGCTTTACTGACGCTGTAGGCGCTATCTAAGAAGGGGGGAGAGTAAAATCTCCCTTTTCTTTAACAAATAAATACTATGGAAACAAATAAACACTGGATTACAAACAGTGACGATATGCTAAAGTCACTACTTGGCGACGAAGCCAAAAACAAGGCTATTCTTGCGGACATGGAAGCCACAATAAGGCAACTAAAGGCAAAGTCAACCTTTAGATTAGCACTCTTAAACGCTCTCATAGAGAATAGAGAGAACAACAAATAAATTATTTAATGAAACAAATCAATCAACATTATGTATATGCTTATCTTAGAAAAGATGGCACTCCATATTATATAGGGATGGGAAAGGGCTCTCGTGCCTATGCCTGTCATCGTAGAACAAATGGCACTGATATGTTGCCAAAATCGAAAGATAGAATAGTAATTCTTCTTTCTGAACTCTCAAAAGCAAAAGCAATATCAATTGAAAAATACATGGTCGCTTACTACGGTCGCAAAGATTTAGGCACGGGTATTCTTCGTAATATGACTGATGGCGGCGAAGGCTCAGTTAATTCGAAGTTCTCAAAAGAGTCTATTCAAAAGATGATTGGTAGAACTCCGTGGAATAAAGGTAAGACAAAAGAAACAGATTCTAGGGTCGCTAAATACTCTAGAAGTTTGTCCAAGCCTAAGTCTGCTGAGCATAAGAAAGCTCTTTCTGCAGCTAAAATTGGAGTATCCACTGGACCGAGAAGCGAAGAAACAAAAAGAAAAATCGCAGATAGTAATAGAGGTAAAAAGCTTTCGGATGAGACACGGAGATTACTATCAGAGAAACGATGTAAGAAAGTTCTTACGCCAGAAGGAATTTTTAATAGTGTGCTTAATGCCGCAAAACATTATCAGGTACACAGCACAACTATTTTAAATAAAATTAAGAATGGAAATATGGGATTTTCGTTCTTACAGCAAACAAATCAAGAAAGAAACAAATGAAATTATCACAATTATCCGCTAAACCACAACTAATCGAAGTCTCTCTAGACGATAACGATATCTTAGGTAAATATGGCGAGGTTATAACATTCCACACTTGGGATAGACAGCCACTTGATATTTTTATGAAGTTGGCAAGCGCTACCGAATCAAATACAGGCTCAGTTATTGAAATCGTTAAAGAACTTATTCTTGACGAGACTGGTAAGCCTATTCTCACAGCCGATACTATGTTACCAACAGACTTGTTGATGAAAGCTATCGCTAAGATCACACAAGCATTGGGAAACTAACAAGCGGCACACTTAAAGAAGGTTCTAGAGAACTTGCTCTGTTACTATCAGTAGATACTATGTCTGAACGATATGGTATGTTACCTAGTCAAGTACTCGAACAAGCAACTACTCTAGACCTTTACATTATGGATGCCGCTTTAAGTTACCACAATGCTCAAATCAAAAAACAAAACGGTCAAGTACCTGAAGTAAGTCAAGATGAGTTACAAGAGTTACTTAATCTAACAAGAAAGAAGAAGTAATGGCAAAATACATGGATGTTAAGATGAAGGTAGACTTAGGTGGAGTTCAAAAACTCACACGTGAGAAGACTCGACAATTAACTGAACTGCCAAAACGTGCTCTTGACTTCTTTATTGCTCAAACACCTATTGATACTGGATACGCTCGTAGGCAAACACGTCTCGAAGGTGATAAAACTATTCATGCTGATTACGCTTACGCCGATAGATTAAACAACGGATGGAGTATTCAAGCTCCACGAGGTATGGTAAAGCCAACACAAGACTGGTTGTATCGTGAATTTAAAAAGATTTTCAAGAAATAAGGAAACACAATGACAGATATAGTCTTTAGCGCTGATGGTAGCCAAGTACTAAACACTCTAAAACGAATTGAAGAGTCAGTAGGCGGTTTACAGAGTAAGTTTAAGCAATTTGGTGATAAAACCAGTAAGAGTTTAGAGTCAGTTAAGAAAACTACAGACAAACTATCAGATAGCACCGATAAACTCAAAGAAGTACTTCTTGGTATCGGTGTTGCTAAGATTGCTGGTGACTTTTTAACATATGCTAAAGAAGTAAAATCAGCTAGTACTGCTACAGGTGTTGCTATTAACACTGTAAACGACTTTGCCAAGGCTGTAGGACGTGCTGGTGGAGATACTAGTCGTGCTGTTGGCGATGTCATCGACTTTACTGCTGAGCTAAACAATGCTAAACAGGGTAGTGCTGGTGCTCAAGCCGAATTATCTCAGTTAGGTATTAGTCTCAGAGACTTAGGTACCTTGTCTAACGAAGAATTGTTTAAGAAGACTATCGAGAATCTAGCTAAGATGGAAGATGCTAGCATGAGAAATGCTCTAGCAGTCAAATACTTAGGTAGAAACTTCAAAGATATCGACGTTAAAGAAGTATACGCTGGAATGAACAGTGGTAAAGACAATACTGCTGCTATTGAGAGTGCTGCTGCGGCGATGAAGAACTTTAACATTGTCATCAGTGGTTTCAAACAGGGTATCATCAGTGCTATTCAGCCACTAACTGCTTTTGTTGGTAGTCTAAGCACAGATACTCTTAAATCTATTGGTGACCTAGCTGCTAGCATTGCTACTGCTGCTGCCGCTATAACTGCTATCAGTGGTGTTCTAAAGGTAGCTAGTGTTGTAGGTGGAATATTTGCCACTCAAATGCTGCTAGCTAAAACAGGTGTACTGATGATGGCTACTGAGGTTGCTAAACAGTCGTATAGATTTGCTGCTGCTTTTGCTACTATGAAGATGGCTGCTGTGGCATTTACAGGAGTTACTACCCAAATTGCCGTCGGTACTGCTGGAGCTGCCCTTGGTATGTCACAGATGGCTGCTGTTACTGCTGTAGCCGCTGGAAGAATCACTGGAACAATTGCTACTATTACTGGTCCTATTGCTGCCGCCGTTTTCATTCTCAAGAACTTCTTCTTAATGTTATGGAACGTGGTTACTAAGTTTGCTCTTGGTATGGTAGCAGCTTTTAGTAAGCTGCTTGGTCCTATTGCTCTAGTCATAACAGCTATCCAAGTACTAGATATCGCCTTAGAAGCTGCTTTTGACATCAAACTTATTGATACTTTCATGTCTTATTTGAAGAAAGCATACTATGGAGTCAAAGACTTCTTAGGTCTTAAGCCAGATATGCCAGATCAAACAGATGCTGAGTCTAAGCGTCTTAAAGAACGAGCAGAGGCAGTTAAAGCACAAGAGAAAGAAACACAACGAGTAGTTGATGCTAATCGTGGTGTTGTCTTAGAAGCACAGAAAACAGTTGAAGCCTATCGCCAACAGTTTGTTCAGTTAAAACGAGCAGAACAGTTATCTGTGTCAATGTTAGGATTAGAAGGTGAGTCATTAGCCAACGCTCAAAAGATGGCTGACTTAGAAACCTCGTATCTTAACGAAAAAACTCAACTACAACAGAAATTCAATGATCTAAAACGTGCTGCTAGTGGTGGAACAGTAGAAGAACAACAAGCATTTGCTGCTTTTGGTGCTGTATACGGTAAAACTCTTAAGGAGATTGATGCTGAGTACATTAAGCAGAAGAATGATCTCACTCAGATTCTTAGCACTAACACCTTACTCAAGGCACAAGAGACTGAGCGTCTTAAAGTTCTAGAGCGTAGAAGTGTATTAGAAGAAGCTATTAGAGCTGCTAATGATAAGCGCCAAGATATTAGATTCCAAGCAAAACTAGCTGGTAAGAATCCATTAGAAGGGTTAGTTCTACCTCCACTTAAAATCACTGCTGATATGTCCGAGGCTGAGCGTGAGATTACGGAAGCTAATCGTCGTGTACAAGAAAACGCTCTATTAGGTCCACTCAAAATCACTGCTGATATGTCAGAAGTAGAAAAGGCTGCTGTCCAGTCTAACCAACGTATCAATGAGTTCTTAAAGACTGCGGTCCACGATGTTCAGCAACAATTCGCTCAAATACAAGAAGAAGCACGTAAGGCAGCTCTTGAAGCTGGGCGAGCTGTTGCTGCTGGTTTCTCTGATGATGGAGATGGGCTAACACCAGAGCGTTCTCGTGAGTTAGCAGAAGGATTAGCTAGAATTGCTGAACAATATCGTGGAATTGCTAGAGAACAGACCGTTACTCTAATGAAAGCAAATGAGTTCAGTACTGGATGGAGCGAAGCATTTAGAAGTTATGCTGACAGTGCTACTAATGCCGCTAACATGGGTAGACAAGCATTCGAAAGTGTTGCTAGCGCTATGACTAACAGTATCGATGAGTTCGTTCGTACTGGTAAGTTCTCTTTTGGAGACTTTGCTAAGTCAGTTATTGCTGACTTACTAAAGATGATTACGAAACAGCAAATCTTCAATGCTCTCAAAATGGCTGGTGGCAGTGATGCTGGTGGGATGTTTAGTGGTGTTGGTAAGATGCTAGGTTTTGCTGAAGGTGGTCAGCCTCCACTTAACAAACCAAGTATTGTTGGTGAAAATGGTCCTGAGTTATTTGTTCCACGTAGCGCTGGTACCGTTATTCCTAATGGTGGTTTTGGACAACCAGCACCTCAGCCAGTAGTAAATAATATTACAAACGTTACAAACAACGTGTCTGCTATAGATGCTGCTGGAGTAGCAAAACTATTCTCTGACAATCGTAGAACCCTGTTTGGAGCTGTTAGTCAAGCAGAAAAAGAGATGCCTGTACGTGGCAGAGCAAGATAAGGATAACAAATGAGTTTACAACAAGTAGTCAATTTAAGTAGTAGTCTAACAATCAATCGTCGTAAAATGGTTGGTGTAGCGTACTCACGTAGTCAGATACCACGTACCGATATGACAGTTACTAAAAACCCTTGGAGATTTACGCTATCTGTGCCAGCACAGCCTTGGATTGACATGAGAGCAACTATTGAAGCTTTAGATCACTTAGACAGATACTCTCCACAAACAATCTCTATGAACGATAATCCTGATATGGCGTGGATGTTTAGATACCAAGGAGACAATCCTACTACTCCTGTTGACATCTCTGTAGTGTCATTCAATGGTGATCAACTAGTGCTTGATAACTTGCCAAACCTTAACGATGGTAACTATTTGTTCAGAGCAGGTGACTTTATTCAGATAGAAGGTAAGCCATTTCCATTTACAGTTGTCAGCGATGTTACTCGTGGCACTGGTCAGACCGTTACTGTCACTACACATCGTCCGAATATTATTACTGGAAGTGTACAAGGGCTAACTATTAATGTAGGTACTGACGTACAGTTCTCTATGTTCTGTCCTAACATGCCTACTTACAAGCTATCGCCAGGCGCTTATAGAGTTACCCAACTTGGAGAGCGACTTAATAACGCTATCGTAGAGTGGGATGATGATTTTCAGCTCTATGAGTGGGTTGCTGGCGCTTAATAAATTAAAGAAAGAATAAATCAAATGCCTATTTCACTACCTAGCATTATAGATTCTATCAAGGGTCTGTTACCAGCACAGCAAGAAGCCATTCAAAGTTATCTTCAACGAACTAATATCATTGACGCTGAGTTTGTTAAACTTACAGTCAACTTTACCAATGGCTCTACTATTATCTCTCGTAACTTTAACTTTTCTACAAGCTACCGCTCTCACGTAGTTAATGGAGAGACATATAGCGAGCTAGGCGCTCTTGTTAATATTACAGGAACACAGCGAGATATTAGTAGTAGTGGCTACGATACTGGTATTACCCTAACAGGTTTAGACCCATACTGGATTTATGTCGTGGCAGGTGCTCCAGCTACAACAGAGATTCCAGTTACTAATCAACTACCAATTCCAGTTGGATATTATCCACTAATCAAAGGCAGCAAAGCATACATTTATCGTGGTTTCTTTGATGATAACTATAATCTTGTAACGTCAGCACTAAGATATACTGGTATCATTACTAGCTATACCATCGCTGAGAACCGTGATACTGACTTTGATGCCCTTGATGACACTTATACTATCAACCTACAGTGTAGCGCCTACCGTCAAGTATTAGAGAATCGTATTGCTGGTAGAAAAACAAACTCAACAAGCTGGAAGTATGTTAACGCCGCTGACACATCTATGGATAGAGTAAGTGGTCTTGAAGGTAAGAAGTTCGACTTTGGTAAAGACCCTAAGAAATGATTCGTCAAGCAACACGATATGATATTGATGTCATTGTAGAGATGATGAGATCGTATAGTGCCTTATCGCCTATTATCGAACTTAGAACAAATCACAATGAGTATCACGTTAGACAGTTAATCACTGCTATTCTAGTAGGAGCTGGCAGCGCTTGGTTAGCTTATGAAGACGACAAGCCAGTAGGTATGCTGCTAGCGTATCGTAATGGGAATATGTGGAATCCCAACGTTATGATGCTAAGTGAATTAGCGTTTTGGGTAGAACCCGAGTATCGTCATAGTTCACACGGGTATAGACTACTTAGAGAGTACGATAAATATGCTAGTGAGCAAGTAGAGTGTGGCTCTATCACTGCCTACACTATTAGTAAGTTATCAAATAGTGAGTTCGACCCTAGTCGTCGTGGATTCGAGTGGATTGAGTCAACTTACGTTAAACAAATAAAGGAATAAAATGCCAGCAGCAGTCATCGCCCCATATATTATCGCAGCTCTAGGGGTTTCAGCCACAGGTTTTGCCGCCGCCGCTATCATCTTTGGTACACGATTAGTAACAACCTATGTTATTAGTAACCTGTTCTTAAAACAACAAGGGCAGGGTGGTGCTGGTAGTAATCCAGCAGAAGGTGGTACTAGAGTACAAGTCCCTCCTGCCACCAATAACAAACTTAATGTAGCATACGGTACGACATGGCTAAAGCCAACTATCACCGATGCTAAAATCAGTACCGATCAAAAGACAATGTGGTATGTGTGCTCGTTATGTGAGTCTCATACCATAGCTAGTGGTAGCTTAGGTGGTGGCACTATTGCTTTTGGTGATATCTACTGGGCTGACAAACGTCTAGTATTTGACACAACTGATCCTACCAAAGTAGTTAGTTGGTTTACCCCAGACGGTAAAGAAGACAAGGCTGTTAATGGACTAATCAATGTGTACTGCTATAACAAGGGTAGCTACGGTTACACTCGTGGAAATACTAAAGATGCTATCACTGTAATGTCAGATAGTGGAATTGCCAGTAGTGAGCACTGGACATCTACTGACACTATGACAAATACTTGTTTTATGATTGTCAAAGTACAATACAAACAAGATATTGGATTAACTGGTCTAGAGACATTAACTGCCCAAATTAATAGTACTCTGTCAGCTCCTGGTGACGTAGTGTATGATTACCTAACTAACACTTACTATGGATGTGCTGTTCCCAGTACTGATATCGACACGTCAAGTTTACATGATCTAAACGCCTACTCGTCACAAACAATTACATATACTAAGGCTGATAACACCACTGGTACCCAACTACGTTACTTGATTAACGGCGTAATCGATACTAACACAAACTGTTTTGAGAACTTACAGACTATTATGGATAGTTGTGATAGTTGGCTACAGTGGAATGAAACTACCGGTAAATGGGGTGTAGTAATCAACAAAGCCTATGATCAAAGCGCTGGGTCACAAGCTGCTAAGTCAATAACGGATTTGTTCAATCTTACAGACGATAACATTATTGGAGCAATAAACCTAAACCCTGTTGACTTGAATAGTACATTAAACAGATACGAAGTTACATATCCAGATACCTATATCTACGATCAAAGCGGCTATGCCTATGGTGACTTAGAGTATGCTCAGAAGAATCCTAACGAACCAAACAACTTACTAAGCCTAAAGTTACCACTAGTTAATAATAACGTACAAGCTCAGTATCTTGCTAAGCGTAAACTATTTCAGAGCCGTGAGGACTTAATTGTACAGTGTGCTGTAGACTATAGCGGTATCTTGGTTAATGCTGGTGATCTGATTCGTTTCAACAGTGATAAGTTTCAGTGGAACAACAAGGTATTCCGTGTTACACAAGTACAAGAAAGCAAGTCTGCTGATGGCTTCTTAGGTGCTCAGCTTACCTTGTGTGAGTACAATACATTAGTGTATCAGAACATTAGTATCAAGCAGTTCATACCAAGTCCTAATACTGGTATCAGTGATCCTAGTATTACAGAAGCGCCAGATGCTCCAACTGTTACTAACAAAACACAGATCAACAACATTCCATACTTTACCTTAAACGCCTATGTGCCTCCAAATGGTGTGTACAAGTCAATGGAGTTTTGGTATAGTAGTGGTGGAACTTCTCTTGACAACTTCAAGTTATTAACTACTGAGACAAGTACAGGAACTTCTTTTGCTAGTGGAGAATTAGTGACTTCTGAGGTTAGTGGACTAACTGATGATACTTACTATTTCAGAGTACGTGTGCTAACTACTAACGGTAAGTGGAGTGATTTCTCTGATGCTGGTGATGCCCTGCCTTGGACTCCTTCAGTTAACGTACCTAGCGCTCTTGGTACTAACCTTGAGTTTGACCCTGCCGTTACTATCTGCCCTAGTAGTAGTGATGGCACTACAACAACTGTAGGTCAAGTAGTAGCACTTCACTTACGTATTGGTCAAGCTATTACTCCGTTATGGAATCAGGTTGGAACTCAACCTAATGACACATGGTACGGTACTACTGTGTCTGCTAGTACAGGTTTGTCTATTTCTTCACTAGTAGTAGATCAAGCAAACGACAGACTATACACTACTATTACTGCTATTGGTAATACTACTAGTCAAGCTAAGATTACATTTAGTAACTTATACTACAAGTCTAAAACAGGTGTAGTTACTGGTCTTGGTAGTGCTAGTTGTAGTGTTACTAAACTAAACAGTGGTGTTGAAGGTCCACCTGGCAGTGATGGTTATGTTATTACAAGTCCTAGCCTATACAAGTGGGCAATGACTGAACCAACAGAACCAACAGGCACTTCAACACTAACTTGGTCAACACTAACAAACACTAACTATACTGGCACTGACAGCTGGTCTGCTTCTATTCCTACAAATCCAGGAACTAGTGCTATCAGTTTGTGGGCTGCTACAAAAACAATTTCTGCCCCACTTAACACTGCTGTATCTAGTGTAGATTGGAGTACTGGAAGTGGTATTGCTTCTATTGGTAAGAACGGCAACGATGGAACACCAGGCAATGATGCTATCTCTGTTGGCTTGTCACAGAACCAAGTTGATATTCGTCAGAACTTAGACGGAACATGGTCACCAGCAACAACTAACTTATCAGTTACCTATGTTGGTGAGCAAGTATACACAGCTAGTGTACCTATCTCTGTTCGCTCTAATAACATTTTCTATGGAGTAGTTACTGGAAATAGCGAAGTTAGTGTTAGTGGAAGTGGCGCTGGTGGTAAGACAGGTAATGTAACTTTCTCTATCAACGTTACTGGCACAACCCTAACTCAAAACGTTCCTGTAAACATGTACGTATCTACAGTTAGTGCCTCAGTTGTTCCTAACAATATCTCAATCTATCAGAACTTAGATGGAACATGGACACCTAACGTAGTCAACTGTGCTGTCACATACAGTAATACAACTGCTAACATTACTAAGACTATTCCTGTTACTGTTACTTCAAACAACTTGTCATATGGTAATGCTACTGGTAACAGTTTAGTTACCGTTGCTACAACAGGCACTGGCACTAAGGTTGGTAATATCACATTCGATTTACCATACGGTTTCTCTAACAATCAATTACTTGTTCCTGTTAACATGGTAGGACTAAACGTCACTGCTAATGCTAGCCCATCTTACGTAAGCTATCCACAGTTAGCAAACGGTAAGTATACGTCTCCTAATGCTCAGTCTATTGTAGCTTCCTTCAAAGATGTTCGTACTGGCAATACTGCTAATATTACACTAACAAGTAACGTAACTGCTAATGGTAACGTGACAGTAACGGGTGCTAATGCTAACAATATTGTGTTTACATATATTGACAGTGGCTCAAGTGGTGTCGCTGAAGTAAGACACGTACCAAGTGGAGCAACTTCTACTATTGAAGTATACGCTCAAATCTATCCTGTAGTTATTACGAACCAGTATGGTGGTGCTGATGTTCAAGTAAGTGGTATCACTACTACTTCTATCTCTAGTGCTCTCAATGTCAGTCATAGTTACAGTGCTGGACAAACATTTAACAAGGCTGTAAATGATGGTGCTTGGACACCTACTCCTAACGTAAGTAATATCATCAAAACTACTGATACGTTTTCTGTATCAAGAGCTGATGTCGTAGTTGGTTCTTATGGATATGATGTCTTGTTCAATACTGCTACAGACACATTTACACTAGTGTCTAACAGTACTGGTGCTACTAACAGTAATCGTTTCTCTTTTGGTTCTGCTCAAGTATCTAGTACCAGAGCATATCTACCTATTACGTATACTGACCCAGAAGGTACTATCACTAGTGCTGTTGAGGTTAACGTACTCAAGAGTGGCTCACGTGGTAATGCTGGTCCAGTTAACGTTACACGCTATGGTAGATTCGATTCTCGTGATCAAGCACAGCTTATCGGTAGTCCTGTCACTACTACTGGTCTAAACACTTATTGGACACGTACTCCTGATTCATTCCCTGCTGATGATCCATTTACACATACTACAAGTCAGTACTGCCCTAACGTTACTATTGGTAGCCCTGCTCAGTGGAGACTTAGTATGACTGGTAAAGGTGGCGGACAATACTTGGCTGCTGCTAAAGAACAGTACACAATTACTATTGATAATAATAATTATACTAGTTATTACAATAATGAGCTGTTTAGATTTACTATGGGTGGTGTTAGTGGTGGTTATGTACTGAATAGTCCTGCTAACGCCACAATGAGAAACATTACTAAGGTAGGTTCTCGTTACTATATGATGATGAACTATAACGTAGTTTATACTAGCACTGACATGAATAACTGGACAGATGTTAGTTCTTATTTCCCTGCTACTGGAACTACTCAGTTTATATTAGTCACTGCTAACAATAAGTTAATTTGTTTTATCTTTGATGGGTTCAATCCTACGCTAACATATATAGGAACGTCACATCTTGATCTTGTCAAGTATGATAGTTTAGCTGACTATGGTTACTGGTATGATACGTCTGCCGAGTACCTAAGAGAGACTTCTAGTGGTACTCCAGTTTATACTGACCTTATTGTCAGTAACTCTGTCACTCCTAGCTCAACTGTCAGAGTATGCCCTAGCGGAAGTGATCCTGCGGTTGCCGCTAACTGGACACAGATTCCGCAATTTACTGGTATGCTAACTGGTAGTACGTCTGGTAGCTTAGCTGCTAAGTTCTATAAGATCAACAATAAGATTTTCGCCGTTACTGCTACTTCTATCTTTAGATGTGATAGTTGGGGGGATGGATGGAGTATTGTGTATGCTGGCTCAGTATACGATTTTGTGTGTAATGGTGCTACTGGTATCTGGCAGACTGACATAAATGGCAACAATGGAACTGTATATAGAATAGGGTCCAATAATGGCGCTTCGCAGGTCGCTACGTATGCTGGTATTCAATTTTTAGCATACTATAACAATACTTTCTTTATCCACTATTCTGACAGTTCTACTAGTCAATTTGTTATAACGTCTACTGATGCCGTTAACTGGTCTTCTCCAGTAACTGGGAGTGGCTACTCTAGAGCCACTTTATATTCTGGACCATATGGCATGTATCTTGCTGGCAGTAAAATTTATAGATCAACTAATTTAACATCCTTTACTGATACTGGTTGGTCTAGTGGTTTCGCTAACGGCTTAACTCGCTGGAGAAATTCTGCTGATTTATTCTGGTCACAAAGTAAAGTATCATCGGATGGACAGAATCATCTTGAAGTGTCATTTATTACTAATGATGCCTCTAAGATTACCGTAGGTGGCGTTGGTGGAACTATCTCTGTGTCGTTACAGTACTTTGATGACGTAGCTGCTACTGTATCTAAGACATGGAATGCTGTTATCAAACTTGACGGTAACTTAACAACTGCTGATGCCGTGACTGCCAACTTCGTAAGTAAGTTCAACACAGCGAAAGGCTCACTACCATTTACAGCAAGTGCTCAGTTTGGTACCAGAGTTACTATTACGTTTACCTATAACGGTGACGTATCATCTAGTGCTGCTTCATTTACTATTACACAAAGTTCAGGAAGTCCTGTATCCACTATTAGCATTACTCCTTGGAATTACACTGATGTACAGGGTATGAACCCATCTTACATTGAATTTGCTAACGTAGAAATTGCTTCAAACCGTAGTCAACTAATCATTACAAACAGTGGTACTCATACTGGTAATGTTTATACTTGGAACGTTACTGAACAAACTACTACCGGCACTCTAGCTCACGGCGATGGTGTTATCTTAGATATTCAAAGTGTACTAACTGGAACTGTTACTGAGTTTAATGCTCAACTAGCAGCTACCGCTAGTGGGACTGGTATCAGATACAACACTGGAGCAACAACTATCTCTATTGACACTGGTGGTTTTGACCTAGCTACTAAGACTGCTATTCAGCAACTAACTACCAACGATTATATCTTTGTACAGGGTACTAATACATCAGTTGGTAATACTGTTATGATGTTTAGAGCACATGGGTCAGCATATGACCAAGCAGCAGATATTGCTACAATGTTCAACACACAAGAAGTTGCCTATACTGCTAGCGCTACTAACAATATTGTAACTATCACAAGTAGTAACTATGTTAATCGTGATGACTTATCTATCATTAGTGTAGGCGCTGGTAGTGATGGCAGTATTGGTATCGGTGATTTCTCACTAGTTAAAGTTACTGATGGTCGTGAGCCTTACACTGTATCTAGTGGAACAAAGTCATACTTAACCTTTAATGGTTCTAGTGGTGGTGGTAGATTTACTAGTCCTGTAGTTGTAGATATTGACTATGGTACTTTCGCTAATGCTAACACAAGTTTGAGTAGTGACTCTACGACCCTAGCCAAGATTAAGACACAGTTAGCTGCTCGTGGCTACTATGTGTTTGATATTGGAACCTCTGGTGAACTTAGAATCGTTGATATCGAGCCTACTAGTGGTGGCACCTTGTCTGTAGCGGTAACTAGTGGTACTGGTCCAACTGGTAATGCTAGTGCTACCATCACTCAACTCGATTTGGGAACTGCTGAAATAGTAGTTGGTGACCAATATCGATGGACTTACCCTGTTAATACTGGTAAGCAAATTACGTAATATTGTATATCACACAGTTTCGATTCTGTGATAAATAATACTGTGAGATTAGTAGTGACTAGTCTCATCCAAATAACGCCCGTAGGCGGAAAGTCAATATGTGTTACACAACTCTAACTGCCTACATCAACTCAAGGATGTCCAATAATGGCAAGTCTACGTCTCAGTAATTTCAGCGAATATGTTCAAGGTTCCGATCAGATGGATCTTATCGAGGTACGCCTCGGTGAAGCATATGCTGTTCCCTTTACCATCAAAGATAACGCTGTACCACCACAGCCAATCGACCTAACTGACTGGTCTTTCTCAGTCACCTTAGATAGCTATACTGCTAACTTTACCTATAACGGATCACTTCTAACTACTGTTGGTAATGTCACCGAGCAAGGTACTTCTAGTGCTATTACAGGCTTGGACGTAGTAAACATTAGTGCCTCAACTGGTGCTGCTGTCTTAACTATTCCTGTTGGCGCTACTTCTATTCCAGCCAACTTAGTTACTGCTGATAGTGACAATACTCTACTAAATGTTATTACCATTACTGCTACCTGGCCAAGCAGTGTTGTTGGTTTTGACAGCGTTAGAAAACTTCTAATCGGCTTAATCGTGAGAATCTCCTAATGAGCGACATTAATATTGGGTTTACAGTATCCAATACTATTGGAACTACTTTTGCTGTCGATACCACAAGTGCTAACTTTGTTATCGGAGACAACTTAGCTGCTAACTTTATGATTGAAGGCGTGTACGTAGCCAACAACATTCAGGCTAATGCCGCTGGTGTTAACACAACAGTTCAGTACAACTACAATGGTGGTTTTGCTGGCTCTGCTAATCTAACCTATACAGATGATGCTAACGGTGGTATCTTAACTGCTAACAGTATTGTAGGACAAAACTTAGTACTTGGACAAGATGCTAACGTAGTTGGTAATCTAGTTGTTACTGGAAACGTAACTGCTAACGGAGCTAACGTATCACTAGGCGATGTTGCTAACTTACATATCGGTGGTGGCAACTTAGGGACTGTTCTATCTACTGATGGTACAGGAAACTTAACATGGCGTGCTGTTGACTCTACTGGTATCTCTAATATTACTAGTAACGTACAAACTTATGGTAATGGTACTGTTAATACAAGTGCTAATGGACAGGCTAACATTCTAGTAATCACTAGTGATGGTACTCATGCTAATTCTACATTCACTGACGATGTTACTATCACTGGTAACCTAACAGTTCAAGGTAATGCTACGTATGTTAGTAGTACCAACCTTACTGTCGAAGACCCTATCATTGACCTAGGTACTGCTCCTAACAACCACCCACTAACTACAGTTGATTCTCGTGATCGTGGTATCATGAGTCATACCTATGGTACTGGTGTAGCATTACAAGCGAGTGCTAATATCACAAGTGGTAGTACTACAATCCCCTTAACTAGTTTAAGTAACGTTATCGTAAGTGGGGAGATTCTTTCTGGTAATATGTTTACTAGTGGAACAACTGTTGTATCTATTGACAGTGCTAACAGTTCTATTATTGTATCTCAGCCAACCATTGCTAATATTGCTGCTAACAGTTATCTGTATCAAGGTACTGATGAGCTTAGATTCATGGGTTGGGATGTTAGTAACAGTGAGTTTATTCTTAGTAGTCAATCATCTGTTGTTAATGGTATCGTTGATTACTATCAACTAGGTAATATCCGTGGTGATACATTCTTAGGTAATGTTAATGGAGATACTGTTGTTACTAGTGATTTATCTAGTAATACTGCTAACATCACTACACTAGTAGGTAATACTGCTAACTTTGCTGGTAACGTAGTTGCTGGCAATATCACAAGTGGTAATGTAAGTGTAACAAGTAATCTATCTGCTGCCAATATTGTTGGTGGTAGTCTCTCTGTGAGTGGTACAGTACAGTTTGCTGGTACTTCTAACATCGGTAATGTAGCTAACGTTAAGATTCAGGGTGGTAGCCCAGGTCAGACACTAGCAACTGATGGACACGGAAACCTTAGTTGGATTGACAACAGTGTTACTGATACTATACCTTATATTCATTGGGACGTTACTTCAAATGCCAATAATCAAACATTTAGTAACGTACATCTTGCTGCTTATGTAAGTGGTAATGATATTGCCTTATTCCGTAACGGCGGATACGTAGAGCCGACCGAGTACTCATTAGTTGATGATACTCTTACAGTAAACATCAAACTATACGATACCGATACCTTAGACATCATTAGCACAGGTAGTGCTGGTGGAAGTGGTGGGGGCAATAGTGGCGTTACACAGATTCTTGCTGGTAACAATATCTCGTTAAGCCCTTCATTCGGTACAGGTATCGTTACTATCAACAGTACTGCTAATATTGTCAGTGATCAGATTAGTAATGCTAATACTTCTATTGGTACATACGCTACTGGCGTAATCGTAAATGTAAACGGACAACAAGATGTCTTAACGATTGCTAGTAATGGGAATACCAGTACAACTTCTATTGCTAACAGTTTAGTAGTTGCTAGTAACGTAACTGCTGCCTTTTTCATTGGTGATGGTGGTGTTCTAAGTAATATTACAGCAGTTAGTGCTAACACAGCAAACACGGCAGCTCATGCCAACACAGCAAATACTGTTACTGATAGTGCTCAACCTAATATCACTAGCGTAGGTAATTTAACCTCCTTAGTAGTTGCTGGTAATCTTACTTCTGGTAATCTCGTAGCCAACTATGGTAACATTGCTAACTTAGATACAAGCACAGCGAACATTGCTAACTTAGATTCAAATGTCGTAGTAGCGAACACAGCTAACATCAGTAATCTCGTAACTAGTACTGCCAACGTGGTAGGTAATCTTGTTGCTGGTAATATTTCTACAACTGCTATTGTTGCTACTAGTGCTAACATCACAGGTAACTTAGCGATTGGTAACGTAACTACAAACTTAGTAACTGCTAACACGGCTAACATCATTGGTAATATCTTGGCTGATAATATCTCGCTTGCTAACGTAGTAAGTGCTACACAAGCCAACATCATTGGCAACGTAGTAGCTGGTAACATTAACACTAACTTTGCTAACGTTGGAACTGTCAATGCTAACTTAATTCAAGTACTAGACCAAGACTTCCCACAAGCTGTCGTTGGTATTCAAGCTAATACTAGTAGTAACAGTTATGTTCTTACCCTACCAGCAGATATTGGCGGTAATGGACAGATTCTAACTACAAGTGGTAACGGTATTCTCGAATGGGGCAATGTTACTAGTCCATACACAGATGCTAACGTTATTACCTTACTTGCTAGTGGTAATATCGGAGCTGTTGTTGCTAATGGTGTCGTATCGGCTACAGGTAATGTAGTTGCTGCTAACTTAGTTGCTAATAGCGGTGTAAGTGCCAGTGGTAATGTGGTGGGAGCTAACTTAGTTGCTAATACTGCTGTGACTACTGTTGCTCTGAGCGCTACTGGCAATGTTACACTAGGCGCTATTGCTAACGTTCACATCACTGGTGGTAGTAATAATCAGGTTATCGCAACTGACGGTACAGGCAATCTACACTGGACAAGTGGAACAGGCACTAACTGGGCTGCGGCTGCTAATATTGCCATTGGTGATATCTTCAGTGGCTATACACCTAATACATCTATCGGAGCTGGCGGTACATTTACTACAACTAGTGATTTCATTACTCCGCTGTATACTCCTTATCCATACAGAGCACTAACACTGCCTTCATTGGCTCTATGCTATAGTGGTACTACATGGATAGCAGCTGGTACTAACTCTTGCTACACAAGTATTGATGGCACATCATGGGTTAGTAGAACAGTACCAACTGGCACGTACTATGGTAGTGCTGCCACTTCTTATGCTGTAATGGTGGGACAGTCAGGTTCTGGTACTGGTAAAGTAATTACCAGTACAGATTTTATTACATGGACAAGTAGAACCGTAACTGCTGGTGTATTAAATAGCGTTGCCATTAATGGTACTACTACTGTGGCAGTTGATAGTGTAGGTGGCATCATCAGAAGTACTGATAGTGGCGCTACATGGAATAACATGACTAGTCCTACTTCTAATGCTCTTGCGTCTATAAAGTACGGAGCTAATACATGGGTTGCTGTCGGTAGTGGCATTATTATTAGTAGTACTGATGGACAGACATGGACTACTAGACTAAACAATGCTGTCTTATCATTTAGAGATTTAGTATTCGGTAATAATTTGTTTGTTGCTACTGGTGATAACGGTATCATCTATACAAGTCCAGATGGAACAACTTGGACAAGTAGAACTAGCAACACTACTAATGTACTTCACGTTGTTGCTTATGCCAATTCTATGTTTGCTGCTATTAGTTCTGCGGGTGAAGTAACTTATAGTACTAACGGCACATCATGGACTATGGATACTCAGTCAGTAACTGGTCTATACGGAACTAGTGAAGCTACGGCGGCTGGCGGTGATTTGATTATCAGTATCGATAGCAATGGTAAGCTACAATTCATCGGTAGTGGCTACAACAAAGTATATGTTGATCCGCTACGAATGATAGCAGCACCAAGTGGTACATACCGTTATCTTGGCGGTCAGCATCAATCAATGAATTCACGAAGCAGTGGACTATGGACAAGGACAGCGTAATGGCATCTAAGAATACAATAAATCAAAACTTCTGGCAGATTGCTAACGCCAATACTGATGGTGATATCGTCAAGATTACTACAGACATCGTTAGTAATACTACAGATACCAACATAGCTAACATCACTACAGCCGTAATCGGTAGTGCTACAATCACTAGTGCTAACATCTCCAACATCAGTAATATTAAGATAGGTGGTGGCGCTACTGGGCAGTTCTTACAAACTGACGGCAATGGCAATCTTATTTTTGCTACTGTTGCTGGCGGAGGTTCGAGTGCTGGCTCAAATGGACAGCTACAGTTCAACGATAATGGTGCTGCTGGCGGTGCCAATATTACTATTGACAAGGCGAATAACACGGTATCTTTCGGTACAGCACAGACACTACTAGGTGAGATCGGTAATGTAAAGATTACTGGTGGCAATAACGGACAGTTCTTACAAACAGATGGACAAGGTAATCTTGCTTGGAGTACGGTAACTAGTGGTGGTAATGGCAGTGCTACACCAGGTGGTAGCAATAGTCAACTACAGTTCAACAACAGTGGGGCATTTGGTGGCATCGCTAATATCACATACAACAAGGTTAGTGATACCCTATCACTAAACAGTAACACAAGTTTCCCTAACATCAGTCGATTAGCAATCAGTGGTGGTAGCGCTACTCAAATACTATCAACTAATGGTAATGGAGTATTATCATGGACAGACCAGTACACTGATAGTCGGGTTGGTAATGTCTTACGTAGCTATACTGGTAACATTAGTGCTGGTAACTTATCTGTGTCTGGCACAAGTAACCTTGCTGGTAACGTTAACTTAACTGGTACAAAGATTTATCTTGGTAACGTAAGTAATATTCAGATTGGTGGCGGTAGTAGTGGACAGGTGTTAGCTAGTGATGGTGCTAACGGTGTTCAGTGGGTAGATGCTGGTACAGGCGGCGCTAATGGGGTAGTTGGTAATGCTAGCTTATTTTTTAATGAGATAGTAAAGGTGATTCCTACTGCCCAGACTGGAACCTATAATTTTGACGTATATGCTAGTGCTATCAAATACTCAACAGCCAGTGCTACGTCGAATGTTGTTCTAAACTTCCGTGGTAATAGTATTACGACACTCAATAGTCTGATGCCTTCTGAGACAAGCGTAACGACTAGCTATGTTATGACTACTGGTAATACAGCTTATACTATTAGTGGTGTTCAGATTGATGGGGTTACACAGACTGTAAAGTATGTTGGAGGCTCAATTCCTCCAGTATATGCTAACTCTACAATTACCTTCACGTATACTATAATTAAAAAAACTAGCCTACCAACATATACGGTACTTGGCTCATTAACGAGGTACGCCTAATGGCTTTCACTTCTACATATTCATCAAGTAGTATTCGTGGATGGGAAGCACGAAAAATTGGGCTACAGTCTAGTCACACTACTGTATCAGAGGCTGTCCACGTAGATAATAATTTTTATGGTATGGCAGTATCTGATGACGAGCAGAGAATTATTAGTGGGCATTATATTCTTAGTTTCGATGGTACTAAATGGGTAATTGAACACGAGCTATCGTTTAAAACCCTACTTAACTGGAAAAATCCTAGTGCCGCCGTAGACATGAGATTTGATAATGCTCAGACTGATGCTTATTGGAAACTAGCAGTATCTTATGCTCAGTTTAATAAGTCTGCTGATATGGCTGTAGTATGTCTAGCTAATCAGCCTTTTCAAGAGGTTCATGGATGGTCCACTGTTCCTTCTACTAACCCACAAGGGCAGTTAGATAGAATAGACAGGACCTCAAGCTCGACTATTGGATATCAGCAGTCCTATCAAAATATGATCTACTTTGATAATAGTATTGACTCTTTTTCTAAAAAATCAGTTCTAACACAGTCCGAGTGGTTTGCTAAGTCAAAAACAAACAGCATTGGTGTTAGGCAGTTTAGTGGATTTGGGTATGTGCTAGTTCTAAAAAGAAGTGGCTCAACGTGGTCACTGGACACGATATATCGCTCGCCTAAGTCTGTAATATACGATAGATCTACAGACCCACAGACGACAGCATATCTGATATCTGACAAAGACGCTTCTGGAAACTATAAGTTCGATGGTGCTGGGGCATCAATGAGTCTGTCTACTAACTCTACTATAGATAATTACTCACTATTGGTTGGAACTAACAATGGTGATGTCTATAGAATCTGTGTAGAGAATAGCAATAAAACTATTACTAGTTTATCACAGCCAGTATCTAATCCTGATAAATCATATGGATGGAGTGTAAAAACAAACTCTACAGGCGACAAATTCTTTATCTCTTGTCCAATGTCCAATGGATTCTATACTATTAATGGGAAAACATCTACAGCTCAAGGATTTACTTCATCGAATACTACAGCTGTTCTTGGTACTACAATGGAGCTTAGTAGAGATGATTCTGTTTTAGTAGCTGGCTCAGTAAGTAAAACTAGTGGAGTAATGTTACTGTACTCGGTTATTACTGGGACGCCAGCACTTAAGCACACAATTAAGCCTCCAACAGAGGGTATGTACTCAACTGGAACTGGTTGGGACCCAAACTTCGGATATTGGATAAAACTTAACTACGATGGATCTATTATTATAACAAGAGGGTGGACTACTACTAGAGCTGGCATGACTAGGACATCCGTTACTACTACATATAAATTTATATTGAACAACAATAAATTTATACTAGATTTACCTAATGATGTATGCTTATATCCAGAGTATAACTTTGATACTAGAATACGTGGTTCTAATTCATACTACACTAACAGCGATGCTACAACTATGTACTATAAAGATGATATAACTGGTTACTCATTTTATATATACGATATATTCTAAAGAAAGAAACAAAAATGGCAAGATTTTCAAAAAATACGTTGGTTCAGATCGCTGGCTTCAGTAATGATGTCTTATGTGAAGAACTATTATTCGGACAAGATAGTTACTGGAACCTCAACCTAACTGATGGAACAACAGCAAACGGTGTACTTGACCTAACCGATTGGACTTTCAAACTAAGATTGATTCGTCGTAGTGTAACAGCAATTACTGATACACGTAATGGTATCGAGATTGAAGGATTAGGTGCTGTGCCAGGTGCTGCTGAGCAAGTATTAGATGATAGCGTCAAAGTATATGACCCTGTAAACGGTAAGGTTCGTATTCTTATTGATGACACATTCTTCTCTACTGTACAGCCAGCAATCGATAGCGAAACACCTCCAGTATACACAGGATACTTTGGAGCCACTGCTCCTGAAGTTGGACAAGTTGGTGATTTAGATTATATTCCACCACAACAAAAGAAGATTCTATTATGTTTTATCATCAACTCTGATGGTATCTCATCTCAAACCGCCTAACCTGAGCGTACTCAAGAAAGAAGAAAATGGCACAAATTAATTTAGAAGAAGGTAAGACGATCTCTGTAACCGTCAATCGTGGACCACTTAACGGTGGCACTCCAGTTGGCACTGCTAACTCCGTACAATACAACAATGGTGGAACCTTTGGTGGAATCAGTTCAGTAACTACTGATGGTAGTAATCTTATTCTTGCTAGCTCTGCTCTTAAACTAGCTGGCGGTAGTAACGGACAAGTATTGTCTACTGATGGTAGTGGTGAGTTAACTTGGGTAACACAATCAAGTGGTAACGGTGTTCCTAGTGGTGGTGACTTCCAAATTCAGTTTGCTAACGTAGGTGCCTTTGCTAGTGATAGTGATTTCAAATTCATCCCAGGTAATAACACACTTCAAGTACCAACACAAACAAGTAATCTAATTACTAGTAACAATATTGTCACTGGTAACTTAACTGCTACTGTTGCTAACTTAGGTAGTGTAGGTAACGTAAAGATTACTGGTGGTACTAGTGGACAGTACCTACAGACTGATGGTAATGGCGTGTTGTCATTCGCTAACGTTACTCAAAGTAATATTGCTATTGCTGGTAGTAACACACAAGTACAATTCAATAATGGTGGTGTCTTAGGTGCTGATGCTCAATTCACCTACAATACTGGCAGTGATACCTTATCAGTAGTTAACCTATCTGCTACCAACCTATCTGGTAATGGTAGTGCTATTACTAACCTATCAGCCTCTCAGATTACTGGCACACTTCCCCTAGCCAACTACAGTGCTTGGAGTGGTAACGCCGATTTCTCAAATACAGCTGGTGATAGTAACTATGCTAACTTTGCTGGTACTGTTGTTACTCCTATTCAAACAAATATTACACAGCTAGGTACTCTAACGGAATTACACGTACAAGGACAAGCTAATCTAAGTGATCTAAGTAACGTAAAGATTTATGGTGGTAGTAACGGTGGCGTACCAATGAGTGATGGTAATGGTAACTTACACTGGTTCTATAATCCTGGTCTAGGTACAGTTACTCGTGTTGGCGGTGATGGTAATGTATTAGGTATTACCCTAACTGGTGAAGTAACCGAGAGTGGTAACTTATCCCTAACTGGTCCTAATGCCGCCACATTCAGAACTAATATTGGTGTAGGTACTGTTTCTGTTATCGACTTAAACGGTAACGCTGATCAGTTCTTAAACGGCAATGGTGTGTTCACTGCTCCGCCTGATACCTCTCCTCACGGCAACACTGGTGCTGTTCAGTACAATGACGGTGGTGTGTTCAACGGTGTTGATAGTTTTATCTACGAGTTTGCTAACAACTTGGTCAAGATTGAAAAGGTTGCTGTTAGTAATCTATTCAACTCTACGGATGCTGCTAACGTAACCTTAGGTGCTGTTGGTAATGTTCATATTACTGGTGGCGCAAACGGACAGTATCTACAGACTGATGGTAGTGGAAACTTATCATTTGTTACACCTCCTACCCTCACATTCTATACAAAGAACCGTATGATGTCTTTTGGTACAAGTAGTGATAACGAAACCATTATTGTTACCTTACCAGCAGAGGGCATTGTTGATTCGGTAACTGTTTATGTAGATACTGCTTACAACGGTAGTCCTACCTTGTCGGTAGGCATCGATGGAGATGTGAATAAATACACTGATACGGTTAATGTTGACTTAAAAACTACTGGTAGATACGATGCTCTCAGCAATGATTTCCCACTAACTACTACTTCAATGATTAAAGTATTCTACAACAACGGTGGTAGTTCTACCACAGGCGCTTGTAGAGTTTTAGTTCGATATTCTATCCCTGAATAAAAATGGGTAATCTTGGTACCACCTTAGCCAGTGGTACTGTTTCTTGAAAGGAAATTGAGATGGCAAGCGGCGGTAAAATAAACTTAAAGGGAACTACCAGTGAGTCGTTCCAAATTGGTCTCAACGGTGTTACTATTGATAGTGGTGCTGTTGTAGAAAAATACTCTCTTCAACTACCAGAACGATTAGGTAATGTTGACGAGAGTTTAGTACTTGGTACAAACGGTAACTTAACATTCTCTCATACTAAGAAACTAGTTGGCGATGATAGTAATGTCGTTATCAATGCTAATGGTAGTATCTCAGTAGGTATCAATGGACAGGGGGATGTCTTAGTTATCGATGGTGATGGCTCTACTGCTAACCTAAAGATGGTTGGCAGCAGTGATCTTGGGTCGGTGAGTGATGTAAAGATCGGCGGCGGTAGTGCTGACTACATTATGACTACTGACGGTAGTGGTAACTTAGATTTTAGAAGTGCTGACTCGTTACTAAGTGTTCCTACAATTCCTAAGATTGCTTTTGTGGTAACTACTGATGGCAATAGTCAGAGTTTTGTTAGTGAAGATTTAACCCTATACGGTAATACAGTTGTTCCTACCGTGTATCGTAATGGTGTGTTTGTAGATGATACTAACTATGCTATTACTGGAAACACTATTACTTTTAATCACTGGTTAAGAGTAGACGAAGAGATTGATATTGCTCCTAGTCAAACCAAGTTTATGACTGGTGTAGGTGATGGTACAGTTAAACGAGTTGCTACGGCTGGTAGTGGCTTAGGATTTAGTTTAACTGGTGGTCCTATCACTTCGAATGGTACAGTTACCCTAAATGTCCCTACCGCCGCTACTCTCAAAACAACCTTAGGAGTTCCTACGGTTGGTAACATTGCTAGTTTAGATTTAGATGGTAATGTATCTAATGTGTTGGCTGGTGATGGTACTTGGATTCAAGCTGCTCAAGGTGGTGGTGGTGCTAATGTTGCTGGCGCTGTTGGTGATTTACAGTTTAATGGTGGTGGTGATTTAGCGGCTACTAGTGGTATCAACTATGATAGCACGGGTGATATTCTAACTATTTCTAGTAACCTAAGTTTGAATACTGACGTACTTGCTAGTGGAGATATTCTACCATCAGTAACAAACACATACAGTTTGGGTAACAGTACTCATCGTTGGAAAGACGTGTTTGTAAGTAGTAACAGTGTTGTTATCGGTGATGCTACTATCTCTAGTAGTGGTAACGGTATTGCTGTCTCAAGTATCACTGGTAATATCAGTGGCGATGGTAGCGCTCTTTCTAATATTGCTGGCAGTAATGTAGTTGGCAATGTTGCTAGTAGTGTAGTTGCTTATAGTGTAGATGGTGCTAATGTAGTTGGTGCTGTTACTGATGCTATGTTTGCTGAGGCGAGTAATGTAGCGGCTGTTGCTAATACAGTAGCTGTTGCTAATGTAATAGGTATCGGTAATATCGCTACTATCAACTTAGATGGTAATGTGGGTAACTTACTAACAGGTGCTGGTACTTTTGTAGCTATCCCAACAGGAGGTGGCAGTGGAACTCCGGGTGGTAATAGTGGTGAATTACAATTTAATAGTAGCGGTTCGTTTGCTGGTAGTAACAAATTAAAGTATGATGGTAATAGTGTAATCGCATTTAGTGAAGGAAGTACAACACCAATTGCTGGTATTAGAGTATCAAATTCATTTAGTGGTGGTATTGCTACCGGAAGAGCTAGAGGGACATACGCTGCTCCGTTACCATTAGCAGTTAATGATAGTTTTGGTACCGTGTCGATGTTACCATATACTGGTAACGGGAATGTTACATATGGTGGAGTTACTGGATTTTGTGGAATTACTAGTGGAATTGCTGCTCAGGTAATAGCCCTACCATCGGCTGATACGTTACCGCCATCTACACGTTTAAATTTGTTTGTAACAGATAATACTTCTACTAGCACTAAATTTGTTATGTCTGCCGATTCTAGTAACATTACTATTGGATTAGGGCTATCCAACATTAATTTAGGTGGTGTAGGTACTTCTAACATAAGCAGTCAAACTATTACATTGGGAGGTGGCGGTGGCAACACGTTATTCAGGATTGGTAGTGAAGCTGGCAGTAATAATAGAACACAATTACGGGGCACTACTGCTCCTGTAAACTCTACCGACTCAGGATTACCTGGTGAGATAGCGTTTGATGATGACTATATCTACTACTATACATCTACTGGGTGGAAACGTTCACCACTAACCACTTGGTAATCTAAAGAAAGAAATTAAAAATGACAACTAAACAAAATATCACAGCAAACTTATACCAAGTGTTCTCAGATGATGGCACTGGTAACATCAATCAGATTACTATCGATAGTATCTCTACCGCTACCGCTAACTTAGGTGACGTTGCTAATCTAACAATCACTGGTGGCTCAAATGCTCAGTATCTACAAACAGATGGTAACGGTGTTGTACAATGGGCTAACGTAACTATCCCTGAAGTAGATGCTACTAAAATCTTAAATGGTAACTCAAATGTGGTTATTGATACTCCTAACGCTAACGTTGTATTTGCTGTTAATGATACTGCTAATGTGGCTGTATTCTCGAATACGCTAGTAACATTCAATACTGATCTTACTGTTACTGGTAACTTAGATGTAAAAGGTAACGTAACTTATGTAGAGAGTAATACAGTATCAATCAACGACAAGAATATCACCCTAGCAAACAATGCTGCTAACGCTGCTCAAGCTGATGGTGGTGGTATTACCGTTGCTGGCGCTAATGCTACTATCACTTATGCTTCAACAAGTAACACATGGAACCTATCACACCCCCTAGTAGTTCAGGGCGCTAACTTAGGCGCTGTTGCTAATCTACACATCACTGGTGGTAGTAATGGTCAAGTTCTAACTACTGATGGTAACGGCACCATGACATTCAGTACTGCCTTTACACCTATCAAATACTCACGTGAAGTTCACGTTGGTCCTGTTGATGGCGATGATACAAACGGTAATGGTAGTTACGAGAAGCCATTCAAGACCATCACACACGCTCTTACTACCTTAGCAAGTGGCGAACGACTAGTTCTTCATACTGGCACATACAGCGAAAACGTAACAGTTACTAACTTAAACTTAGACATCATTGGTATTAGTGGTGGTGGTGGTAGTGTAAATCTCTCCGGTGCTTGGACATACAACGTAGCAAGTGGTAGTTGCCGTATTGAAGGCGTGAATCACAGTGGCACTGTTGCCCTAACAAATGCTGGTGGTTATTACTTCCGTAAATCTCTAATGACTGGTGGTATCACTAAGTCTGGTAGTGGTTATGTAGAACTACGTGACGTAGATGCTCAATCTGCTACTGGCACATTCTCAGTAACTGGTGCTGGTATCGTAGCGTGTCAGGGCGGTAAGCAAAGCGGTATCGTCGTCAACAACGCTAACGCTTTCGTCAACATTAGTAACGGCGAGAACTGCTTAGTAACAACAGTCACACAGGGCACATTCATTGCTCTTAATACATATCTATTCGCTACAACGGCTACTGGTAATGCCGTAACTGCTGGCGCTGCTGGTGTTTGTTATTTCCAGAACTCTCGTATTCTAGGTTCTACTCAACTACCTGGTCGTGTTGCTATTACGGGCTTCTCGTCATTCATGGATACTACCTATGATAAGGCAAATAGTACAACTGGCACTAACCTATCAACTACCAGTTATAGCGATATCATCAACGTTATTAGTGCGGTTGCTGGCACTGCTACTATTGGTGGCAATCTAACACTAGGTAATGTAACACCTAACTCGGCTATCAAGTTATACTCTACTGCTAACAGAACTATTACCATCTATCCAGGTAATACTGTTAGTGCTAACTATTCACTTGTCCTACCAAATGCTGTTGCTTCATCAAACGGTCAAGTGCTAACCTCTAATACAGACGGCACCTTATCATGGGCAACTGCTGCCGGTAGTTACGGCAACAGTAACGTAGAACTTTATCTAACAGATTACCTACCTAACTATGCTGGTGAGTTAAGTGGTATTGGCACTAACATCTCTAACATTCAGGGTAGTTCCATTGTTGGTAATGTTGAGAACGCTAACATTGCTGCTTGGGCTGAGATTGCTGATGAGGCTAACTCTGTTGCCCTTGCTAACGTTGTAGGTATTGGTAACATTGCTAGTATTGACCTAGAGGGCAGTAACACAGTTGCCTTACTAGGTGATGGCACTTGGGGCACCATTAGTGGTGGTTCTCTAGGCAACGTAGGCAATGCTAACTTCAACGGTAACACTTCTACTTGGTTAGACGGCAACGGCGGTTGGACTGTTCCCCCAGGAACATACGGCGATACGAATGTTGGCTCGTATATGGCTAACTATTCGGGTAATCTAGGCAACGTTGGTAATCTAACAGTAACTGGTGCCCTATCATTAGGTAATGTAAGTAATATCCCTGTGGCTAATAGCAGTAATGCCTACTACGGCGCTGTTATTGATAGCACTGGTAAATTGGTAAAAGAGCCTACTGTTGCTTCACTCTCACCAGTAAATGATAACACACTTACAACACCACCTACTAGCCCTGCTGTTGATGATGCTTACTTAGTGCCAGCAACTGGTGCTACTGGCGCTTGGCTAAATCACGGTAACGAAATCGCTACTTGGGATGGTAGTGCTTGGGTATTCTATACACCAACGAACGGTGATACTACAACTGTCCTAACTGGCACCAATGCTGGTAAGACATATACCTACAACGGCACCTCATGGGCAGTAAACACATCACCAACATACAGTGGTCTTCCGCTATACAACTATGTGAATACCTCTGCTTATACCACTGGCACTATTGTTGTGTATAACAATACCTTGTATCAGGCAACAAAATCGGTTACTGCGAATAGTTGGAGTAATAACAAGGCAAACTTTAAATATGTTGCTGTTGGTCAAATCACTGATGGCACCG